GCAATGCGCCCGAAAGGGATGCATTAACAATTGGTCGGCTTATGTCTGTCATATCTGACTCCTTATATCGGATCTTCGTCCGTATTTATTCTTGATTCCATTAACACTTCGCCACTGTCATCAAATACATTCATGTAGTCGATATTCACATTTCTCAATGCGACAGTTGGCGACTTTCTCACAATATCGTCATTTGTTATCTGTGCAGTTTGTTCAAATTTGAATTCGTGCACATAATACGCTTTGAAGTATTTATAAATTGAATCGCCGTTGGTTGCCGTTGCCGAGCTTGGTTTGTTCACAAAGCCCGGATCAAAATAAGTTCCATTTAGAACATTGAGCAACGATGGTCTAATATCTGATATTAAATCCTTGGCAGCCCTTCCGGATAGCTGAACGTTAGGCGTTGAACTCTTGCAAGGGACAAATACATAGACAGAGAACTTCTCTAATAGTAGCGCTCTCCATGCATTACCGCCGCCCTGCTGCAATGCCGGATCATCCTGGACGTTTCTATCTTTATTTATGTCCACATCTCCAAGGACAACAAAAGCCCAAATACCTCGGTATGCCTGCTCATCATAATTCTGAATGATTCGTTCAATTGTCGCATCACCCGAAACCCTAATTGCAACATTGACCTTTACTGATTCGGGTTTGATAGTCGGTGCAATTATAAAAGTGGATGCAAGTTCAAAGCTTAATTCCGTTGGGCTCATTACCGTTACGCTCTCATAGAGTCCATTGATATTTGTCACATTTGGCGAAGTGCCAGTTACAACAATTGAATCTATCAGCTCGTTTAGTTTTACATCTGTAAGCAGCGGTTCTGAAAAAGATGCAAGCTCAAATGTCTTACGATTATCAGAACTCAATATTGTGTAATCCCCATCTATGGACGGGTCCGCAACCGATGTTAGATTCACCACATTATTAAAACCAAGAGTAATATCATGACTATTAGTAGTCGTAAAAATAACCGTGTCACCACTATTGTCAATATTAGAAACAAGGTTTTCAATCCTTGCCCCAATAACAGAAATGACACCGTTGTCAATCACGCCGTGGGACTCTGAAAACGTACACGTAACCGTTGAGCCAGCAACCGTAACAGCCGCAGGAACTAGATATTTAGAAAACAAGTCAGTTTGTTCTGGCAAGTATCTAAACAAATGGTTGATTATGTCAGCCGCTTTCATCCGCCGAATGCATCCTTGTAGTAAGCTTCATTAATTGAGCGCATCATATTTTGCTCAAAGTAATTGGTTGTATTTCGTTCGTTTGTGTTTATCGATTCAAGCAGGAATGAACGACCGCCAAGCTCTAAATACTTGGCATATTCTACCCCTGCTCCAAAAGTCAAAGTAGTAAAAGTTTTTCTATTGAATCCTAATGACCGCATTAGTCGACCCGACAAAATAGCAGGTGATTCACCTTTTTTGGATGCCCTGTGCCGTCGTCCTCTTTTTAGTCTGCGTCCAGATGGTGAAACATAAACCGTATACCATCGTCCGTGTTTGCTCTTGCTCATGGACGTTTCTGCGCTCTTGACAAGGTTGTTGCCAATGTCAATGAATGCATTGCTGATCCCTTTTTTGGTGGACCGTGGCATCATTTTGAGATGATTCAAAACATGTTTATTAGTGTCATCTGGTGAAAATTTAATCATGCTTCGTTCACCGGTTGCGCATCACTGCCAAGTTCATTGCACATCAATGCAATAAATTCATTTCTCTCATCGAAATTCTCAACATCTACAATATCATAATTGCTAGAATGAAAGTTAACCCACCATTCAGCTGTAATTCCTTCGCGATAACGAATATAGAAAATATGCGATATCGCAGTATCCATGTTAGTTCCGCCGAAAACATTTTTTCCCTTAACGCTTACTAAGGCTGCCCATGTGATGATGTTTTCAGAAAACGTATGTTTAAAATCTACTCCCGTAGGAGGGGCATCAAGTGACCTTGTTCTAAGTTTAATTCTTCTGTTCAGATCGCCAGTACAAATGCCGCGATGCTTAAACTTAATTGGTGAGCATGACGCCATTATATACCGAGCCTTAATTCTAAGATTCGATTTTGATCATAGATATTTCTGGAAATAGGAGGAACAGCAACGCTACTGCCAAGCCCTGAGCGGTCAACGTTTCCGCCTTGGCTTGCCGGTGTGCAATCGCCTCGGTTTGTGTACATGGCTGCTACGTGTTGTTTAATCGCTTCCTTGATGTCATCTGGTACCGTGGATAAATAAATCGTGGCAGTTATCGTTCCGGTGGCAGGCGTCGTTAATCCTGAAACCACAGTGTATGTGAACGTGTCCGCGTCAATCACTGTTATCTGTTGACTACCGTTATACTCGGTTGGTGTAGCGCCAGAAATCACCGGCCTGTCACCAGTAGAAAAACCGTGATTGGCAGATATTGCCGTTGCAACTGTTCCAGTGGAGGTTAGCCCTGTTATTGTCTTTTCTGTTTCGTCATCTGGAAAACCAGCCGTGAAAGTAAGTTTAACAGCTTGCCGCCGATCATCGGCATTACTGGGCCAATCATCAACCGGAACCAATTTGGGAAAATCAGCCGATTCAGTTTTGTAATATTCAGATGAATCCAATTCGGTCAAAACGTCATCTATCAAATACTCTATTGTGACCGCGCTCACTGGAGATAATCGAACAGTGTATTCAGCGCCAGAACAAAAATCATCCAGATAAGAAGTAATAGTAGAAACAACAAATGTTCTCTTTGTCCACTTCTCCGCAATGTGCGTGGCAGCTTTAATAAGCTCATCAAGATAAGCCGCTTCCGCTGCCAGAACATCCGAATCAATCCGTAAATGGATACCCATTTCATCGGATGTCACCGGATACACGCCTGTTCGCGTGGGTCTGGAGTAACTTGTGATTCGTGGCAAAGGTGCGTTCATTCAATTCCTACAAAATAAAAAACACGGAGCGGATACAAACAACGATTGACAACAAACAAAGGAGTACCGCCCCGTGCGATAAATGTTATACCGCTGGTGTTGGCGCTTTCAATGGGTAACCCTGGATCGCTGTGATTGTTACATCGGTCGCGGGAGTTCCCACTGTAATTTCAACATATCTCTTTTTGCCGACATATCCAACCTTTCCAGTCCCGCCAGCAGTGTATGCAACATCGCCGACAATAAAAGCAGCTGGCACAGTCTCTTCATCGGACAATCCAGAGTCTTCACCATGCTTGAGCGCAAATGTGGTTCCGTTGACAACAGATGCTATAAACGTCAGAGACTGGTACCCTTGGGTATCAATAATCGTGGTTGCAGAGACAACGGCTCCATTGGCGGAAATTTCTGTTACTTGGTCTTTATTCATTTTTCAAATCCTTGTTAAATTTTTAATAAAGAAACTGGGACCCTTTTGGGGTCCCGCATCGGTTACTATGCAATAGTTTTTAGAAGAACGCCGGCTTCGCCCAATGTAACATCGCCGCCCAGGAATGATTCCATTGTAAATACAACAAAACCCTTCTTGATCCATTGATTACGAAGCATGATCGCTGTCCATGCATCAACAATAGTGTAGAACTTGGCCCAGTCAGCGTATACAATCGGAGTTGCATTGGTTGCCTTGTTTGGCATATCCGGGAGGATAATATAAGGATCACCGTTGATTTGATTTGGCACAGCAGCACCCATATTCCCAGCTCTCCAAATATAATTCCCAACATCGTCTTTCAATGTTCTAATAAAAGCTAACTCTTTCCGATTAAGGCCAAGTGCTGGATTGTATCCAGTTTTTAATTCACCCGTGAGGTTGATGAGATCATCAAATTCATACGTGCTAGATCCACTGGCATTGATAACCCTGATAAGCTGGGGGTCTGTACCACTGGAAGCTTGTTGCAAGCTTGCATCCAAGAAACCACGGGGCTTTTCAACACCGTTTCCATTGGTGAATCCAGCTCCTTCTACCTGTTCTCGGCTTTCGCGAAAATCAGAGAGGATCTCATTGTCCATGTTATAACTGGACCCCAACAGAGCCTTATTAGTTATCTCTGTGAATGTGGTCAATGAATGGACAGGAACCCTAGGCCGTGCATATTTTGAACTTCCAATGATAAAGTCTTCACCCTCTCCAGTCCAGTAAGACTGAACAAGGGCACTACGAAGTGCCATATTCTCAGCAATTGCATCAACCCTTTTGGTCCTAGCAACGCCGCGCAATCGGCTTGTTTCAGTAATCGGCTTGATAATGTTATTGTCAAATGATTCCTGCATGAGAAATCCGCCGTCAACATTACTATCAGTGCGTAGATAATCCTTGCGCTCCTGCTTTATCATATCAAAGTATGCTTTTGTTTCATTGGACAGGCTATCGGGCCTTTGCTCATTAGTCATGGACCAGTTATCAAAGGCTTTCATTTCTGCTTCATAGCGCTGTTCCTTGGTCCCATTGCTGAGGCTTTTCGAGGATTTCAACTTGATAACTGTCTCTTCTAAGCTATCAATTTTCTCTTTCAGCTCTACCTCTTTCTTATGGGCCTCTCCAATTTTGGCAACTACATCCTGGTTCTTTTCTTCGAACTTCTCAATTTTCTCATTGATTTTTTCGATGTGAGCTTTGATCTCAGACTGACCGCCAACTCCCTTGGAGATTTTCTCCTCAAGTTGATTCGTCTTCTCTCGTACTTCACCCACAAGGGATTCAAGTGTTTCTTTGACTTCTTTGATTTCCATTTAATTTATCCTTAGTTTTTTAGTTGCAGCAATCCCATCATTAAGGACCGCTAAAAGTTCCTTTAATTCTCCATCGTCCGAATCGCTCGAATCAGGAACACTAAAAAAACTAGTTAAAAATAAAGCGGCTTTTTGTGAAAATGCGCCTGAATCTCTCAGTGTTTTTTCAAAGTCGCGTTTTGTTTTGATTTCTTTTACCGCGTCGATGTCGAATGTTTTGGCGGATGTGATTTCAGCTTTTGGATTCATTGGGAGATGGACTAGGGAGATTTCAAAGAGCATTGCTTTTTTGATTATTCTGTTTTTATCGTCATCATAATCAAACTCTTGAGCCCAATATCCAATTGACATCGATGCTACTGATTTGGTTTTGACCTGGGGAATTTAT